GTGTGAACCTTTCATGTGGTCTGGTTTACCGTTTTTATAAACGAATTTTTTTAACTCAGCTGTCAATCTTTCGCTGCGTATTTTAAAACCACCTCTAGCAACAGCTTCTTCTAAAGCAGCCACAATTTGACTCCTTCTGTTTTTAGATGCAAAATTAATACCTGGTATAGCGTTTTCATCTGGCATGTAATACATGCTGTTACTATCACCATCATTATCATAATGTAATAATTTTTTAGGGTAACCCAATTCTTTTAGTTTTTGTGTTGAGGCTATACCCATACCACCTGTAATATCAAATGTTGACAATGCGTCATACATTCTACCGTATTGGTCTACAATTAAAGCGGCTACATCTGGTGGAACTTTACCATGATACTCTAAAACCTGCTCAAAAGTATCGTAATCAATAATACACATACCCGTAGCATCTTCAGAGTCACCTCTGGATACGTCAAGGGCTAATATGTATCTATGACCCTTTTGTGGTAATTGCCATATCCATAGGTTACTGTCCCAAGCTTTATCTTTAACCTCAGGAACTCTAACATTTTCTTGTTCTTGTTTTCTAATAACCTCACCTTCAATTACGTTATCACCAGATCCAATAAACGCACATTCCAACTCCTGGTTAATCATACGTTTGTTAAAGTTCATATCCCTACACATGTTTTCATACCATGTGGAGTGTGGTTTATAACCATCTGCGATAAATTTAGCTATAACATCTGGGTGTAAATCAATAACCGATTCAATAATTTCTTCGTGTTTTTCAGTATTTGGTTTTTGAATCCAGTCAACAATATCTTTAGTTTTAATTAAACGTAAATCTTTGTTGAATCGTGGATCTTGCCACCATTTTAAGTGAGTAACACAGAAACTATTATCACCTTTAATTGCACCCTCATATGAGGCGTAATAGATTGGATCTAATCCGTTAGGTGTTGAAATTAATACAGCTTTACCACCAGTACCGATTGAGGCCAAACACGCTGTCCATAACTCTTGGCCACCTTCAACGAACGCAGCCTCGTCAATTAATAAGACTGTAGGTGTATAACCACGCAAAGCATCCTGAGATGTTGCAACGGCTTTAATTTCAGAACCGTTAGATAATCTAACGTGTTTTTGTGATGATTTATCAAATGTTACATTTACCCAATCAGGTAATTGTTTAATAAAGTTAATGATTTTGTTTTGGAACTCAATCGCTGTTTCTTGCTTGTTGGCAAGAATCAATACTTTCTCAGGTCTGTCTGGGCTAGCAAAGGCCGTTAATACCGCTGAATATGCAGCTGTTACCGTTGAGATACCAGCCTGACGATATTTTAAAACTAAATTAAATCTATGTTTTCTATAGTTAGAAACTAAAGTTCTTTGGCCATCAAAAAGTTCAAAAGGTACATACCCCTCTCTTGTTTTATCAAAAGTTTCGAAATAACTTTCTATAACATAACAAGGGTCTTGAGAGCATCTTGCGAACTCTAAAAGTAATTCTTTTTTATCTGTAATTTGTTTTGCCAAGGCCTATTGTTTCCATATAAATAGTTTATTATAGTCCTAAAGCGCTTAAATCAAGATTGTCAAGGTCATCTTTAACAAAATTATATTCCATAATTTCCATTCGTTTTTCTTTGACGATGTCTTTTATCTCTTTTTTTGCGTAATCAGGTCGATGTTCCAACAATGACATGAAATTAATAAAATCCTCAGCATCTCTTTTAAAGAGATCCATTAAGATTAACTTCTTAATGTCATAATCTTCCTCATCAATTAAAGCGTGAAAATTACCCCATATAATAGGAAATAAACGAATATCCCATAACTCAGCAATGATAGTATCAGCATAATCAATCACTTTATCCGCATCTTTTTCTGGCAAACCAGCTACAGATAGTAGAGAAATAATACCTTTTATCATTTCATGGATTAATATCGGTAAATTAATCGCTTTTGCTATAATTTTAGGTGTTTCTCCGCTAAAGTCAAGCTTAACGTAACCTGCGTTATTAGAATCATCGCTCTCAATTTGTTGTTGGAACATCTCATCACTAATCAAATAATAAAATAAATCATTAGCAATTAACGCTTTTTGATAATAACTTGTTATATCTGGTACAATTTCTTCAATTTCAGTACGGTATAAATGGAATAGGTAATGACCCCTTAATGAGGCACCTTGTGCAAGTGCATTAATTGTTCTTCTCTTTACAATCTCATCTTCCATTTCATTTTCAAGCTCTTCCTTTTCTTCCTCGGTTAAAGGTGATTCCATGCTCATATTTTCAGGTAATTTAATGTTACCTGGTTCTAATATTTCAAGATCAAAAATAACCTCATCCTTACCAAGGAACCATTCTTCTCTGATAATTTTCTCAGCCAATGAACAAAGTCTTGGTCTTTTACCACTCTCTTTATTAACTGCGATATAATTAGCAGAACTAGCGGAAATCATAACTTCCATCGGATTTAATTGGGATTTATCCATACCAAATGTGTTACAATAAGAATCAACCAATTCTTTATAACGGTCAGATGCTATAATCTCCTCTCTCCAAGTTTCTGGGTGAGTAGATTGATCGTAATATGGCATTTTAGCCAATGGATGGGTTCGCTTAGATAGTTTATCAACTGTTGATTTAGCGATGTAGTTTGGGTAATCACCCAATTGTAGTCCTGATTTTCTCATAAAAAAAATGCCTTGTTTATAATTAACAAGGCAAATATAGGTAAAAGTTTTTAAACAACCAAATTTTTATGCTTTTGGTTTTGGATCAGCCTTTGGTTTGGGGATATCAATTTTTGATGGATCCTTAACTGGACTAGGTGTCTTTACAGGAGTTTCAACTGGATTTTCAGTTGGGCTTAGTTGGTTATTTTTCATATTTAAAATTTATTTTTTGCGTTGTTTAACAAATTCCAAAATATCCGATTTCGTCAATTTTGGTTTTTCTGACTCTGCAATAATACGAAATGTTTCTGAACCAACCAAATTTTCTTTAGATTCTTTTAGTGAATCCAATAAATTTCTTAATTGACTATACGCTTCTTTTTGTTTATTAACCCTTAACATTTGTACCGTAGCATCAATCTTGTTACGAACAAAAGGGTTGTTAATCATACTAAGTAGTCTTTGGTATTCTGAATCATCCATTTTACTAATAACAGTATTTTGTTTTTCTTCAGGTTGTTTCTTTTCAGATGGGAATAAACTCATTTGTTTTGTGTCATCAACATTAATAACCATAAAGTTACCCTCATTTTCTAAGGCGTTTTTAGCGTCTTGGAAAGTTTTAAATTCTTCAGCTTCATTGTCAGCCATATCATAGTGATAAACAGTATTAGCGTACTCAATAACATCGTCTTCAGATGCATTCGCTTTAACGGTGTCACCAGATTCATCATTAATATTATACCTAGCACCGCTAAGTTTTGGTCTGTTTCTCTCGTTCCACGGTTCATCGTAATAAGTATAACCCATTACAATTTTAGACATCAACTCGTCAATAGTATCTTCCATAGTCCAAGATTTTGCTGAATCTTCTTTAACCTGACCACTAGTTTCTTGTACACCAGCAGTAGCTTTTACTTCTTTCGCTTTATCCGCAAGTTGTTGTAACGTATTTTTTGCGTTATCTAAACTTTGCATTGTACCTTCTGGGTCGGTAACCGCTTTAGCGATTACATCATCATAATTTGTTTCTGTATTTTCCATTAGAATTTATCTATTTCTTCTTTATTTATTATTGTTAGTATTTTATCTCTGCTGTATATTTTTTCTTTTACTGATTCAATAGTCTCACCATATCTAAAAACTAATCTATCATCAATTTCAGGTGATTCTGATTCCCAACCAAGTGCAATAATACCTTCAACACAATCATACATTGAAAATGTATCTGAGTTCATAGCCAAATCCAATTCAATATCGTCAGATTTTAACATACCAATTGATTCGATTTGTTTAACATTTGGTGGTGTTGGAGATCCGCTTGACGCTGGTTGAACATCCCAGTCATCACCATACTCAACGTTATCCAAACGTTTTGTAAAGATAAACTCGTAGGTGTACTGACCTTTAAAATTCTTATTAAGTGGGTTTATATAAATTAAATACATATCTTAAGCTTTATTCACAACGTCAAAATGTAATTCGTTACTGTGTAACGTTACCTCACCGTTTGTTTCAATTTTAATGTCAACAAAATATCTTTGTGGTACCAACCAGGTTGTATCAATTGTGAAATAATTATTATTTAACGCTTTATTTGCCAACTGCCAATCAAAAATATCAATAACAGCTGGGCCTTGTTTAACATATAACTTGTAGTAAACACTATTACTTACGTAGTATTCCGAAACAGTGTATGGTTTTCTTAAAAGAATATTAACTTTTCTTTGTTCACCTTGCTGTAAACCCTCACCAACTTTTATACCACTCAAAGATAAACCATATCTGGTATCATCCAAAGCATCTATATTAAAGTTATAGTACTTATCAGCGTCAATTGGAACAAACCTTAATTTAACGTTAGGTCTAGTATTCCCATTATAAATAATGTCGCTCCAAATGTCGTTAT